CAGCAGCTGTCATAAGTGATGAGCCGTTGAACCAAGTAGCACCACCTGCAGTACCAATACCGCTACCACCTGTACCGCCAGAACCAATTGAATACGGTATTGAAGCACCTGCAGCAAGTGCAAGATTTGTTATTTTACCATATCCACCACCACCGCCACCGTAACCATTACCATTGCTACCATCACCGCCGCCACCACCAGCACCTATACATTCAATTGAATTATGCTCACTGTTCCAATCTGCTGGAACAGTCCAAGAAGAACCAGAAGTTAAAAATATAACTACAGGAGTCGTCATCCAATAGCACCATCAATAACTGCAAATGAAGTATTGACCATTAATAAACTTGCTGATGCATAGGTATTTGCTAATACATAAAAGTTACTTCTTGACCCCAATGAAATACCTGAACCATTTGCAAACTGAACATTGGAAGATCCTAGTTTAGTTACCATTACACGGAAACCAGCCGGTAATCCATAATTAGCAGTCAAAATAACTGCTGAACTAGTATTATTTGTAACTGTAATTACTTTACCAGAATCACTAGTTGAAAGAGTATAATTTGCTGTTTGATTATTAATTTGAATATAACCAGTAGTAACACTACCACCGACTGTTGTATTACCACTAATAGTGGCATTACCACTTACAGCAATACTTGATGCATTAAGAACACCAGTATATGTAGGTAAATATGAAGCAATATTAGCAGATAGACCAGCAGTTGTCTGATATGAAGACATACCAGATATTGTTTGATACAATATTAGATTAGAAAAAAGTTGTGCATTTGAAACCACATTTGCAGCCGAAACAGTACCAACAAAGTTAGTATTATTAGCAGTTCCAGCAAATGTACTTGACCAATATATTGTGGTACCATTTGAAGTTAATATCTGACTATTGGTTCCACCAGCACCATTAGCAACAATCATTGCTGATGTACCAATAGTAACATTACCGTTAATTGTTACAGTATTTGTAAATGTATGTGAGTTTGACCAGACATAGGTAACATATAGATTTGGTCCTGGAAGTGTTGACCAATAAACCGAACTACCGTTAGATGTAAGAACTTGACCGCCCATACCAAGCGAACCGTTTGCATAAACAGCTACTGTATTTGCAATAGTCAAATTAGAACTAAATGTTAATGTACCACCAATAACATAATTACCTGTAGTATTAACATATGAATTGGCTGGAATACCATTTAGATATAATGCATTATTAACAGTAAATGGTGCAACATTAGCGGCAAGACCGGCTGTTGTTTGATAATTTGCTAGATTTGAACTTAATTGAGTTGTATTAGGGTAATTTGCTAAATTTGCAACAAGAGATGTACCTGTCACAAGACTAGAAGGTGCAAGATTACCTATGTAATTTGAACTGTTTGCTGTAAGTACAAGAACGTTAGCAGCAAGACCAGCTGTTGTTTGATAATTAACTAAATTTGATGCAAGTTGAGCATTTGAAACATAGTTAGTATAAAGATCACTAAAGTTATTTTGAACCTTGATCATAGCATTACGTACAGGATCGCCGGTTCCGTCGTTTGGATTTGTACCTACATTTAGAGTTTGCTGTGACAAGGTTTTTTACTCCGAATTAGAACGTATAGTCCTGATCTACTTCTATTGCTGTTGTATCAGATTTAATTGTTGTCGAATCAACCGACAAATAAGTTTGATAAAGTGCTTCTGTTGGTTCATAAAGAATTTGTTTAGGGCTTGATTCATTAATAAGCTGATAGAACTCACCAAATAATTCAGTACCAGCCGTATGGAAAGTACTATATAGAATATCCTTATAATTTTCAAGTATATCAGCAATTTTAATCTGATACGAAAAGTCTTGGTAGAAGTAACTATCTTGAATATATTTATCAGAATCTAGGAAGCTACGTGTTGTTGTCCAATATCCAGGCTGGATTCCAACACCTGCTTTTTCTACCTGACCGGTAACTTGACTGAATGTATTGAATTCACTTACCGTTGTTGACAGAATGGCGCCAGAACCAGTATTTGATCTTATATTAACATTAGGAATACTAGTATAACCAGAGCCAGATCCATTTGAATATGTTGTACTTACAATAGATCCAGATGTATTTGTTGTCACATAACCACTTACCTGTTTCGACACACCACCATCAGTAAAGATTATTGAATCACCATTTGCATAATTAATGCCTGGGTTTACTATTGTTAATGGATTCAAACCACCGGAAAGATATGCAGTAACTAATTCACCATCTGTATAACCTTTACCAGAATTAATAACGGATACGCTTGCAATGATATTATTACCAGATGAAGGAATAGCAGTAATATTATCATTTTCTCCATTAATAGTATTATCAGAACGAGTCATAATAGGATCATAAAGGGCATATTGAGATGGAAGAATAACAGGTGCTGTTCTATAAACGGCAGAAGCTGTTGAATTATTTATTGGCGGTCCGTATAAAGTTATCTGTGTATTACTATCAACTGTCTGAATAACCTGAAGTTCAACTGTTTGATTATTAGATGTATTTGCTTGAAGCCAAATAACATCGCCATTGCTGAAATAATAGTTGAAATTAGTTGATGTTCCAGTTATAACATTTATAGCACTATTGTAAGATAAAGTACCCGAAAGGTTCTTTAATGATTGTTGTGTTGAACGCAGAAAAACATAAGCGGAATTGGTATAACCACTACCAGTTAAAATATTAGTGAGTGAACCAATAGAACCAAATATACTATTTGTAAATGATAAAGCAGATTGAATTGTTGATGCATCATTTGCTGAAGTATTACCGATGATACCGTAGCTAGTAGCATTAAGTGATACATTTGCATAATCAACAATAAGATCTGTATTATATTGGATTGACTTTGTATATGAATAGTTACCTACAGTAAATGAGGCATTAATGCCTGTATTATCACCAGCTCCACGATAAAGAAAAAGTGTTGAATTTGCGGTAAAACCAAAACCAGAACCGGCAATATTAAAGTTAAGCTCTCCTTGGCCTCTTGATAATCCAGTGACTCTTAATAGACCATCAGTGCCATGTGAGATAACACTATTATTTGAATTATAATGAGCAATCTTAATAATATCGCCAATATTAAATAATTGACCGCCGTTAATAATTTTTAATGTATTTAAAGATCCAATAACTGTAGGGGCTGCAGTAACTGCAGCCGCATTACTCAGTTGACCCTGTATAACAATTTTTTCATCTTTAAAAAATGAACCTCCTTTTGGCATCATATTAGAAAAATAAAGTGTTGCTACTATATTTTGATTAATAGGTTGTGTAATATAACTTTCAATAACTGCGGTTGTATTTGATGAAGCACCAACAACAGTCTGTCCAACATAGTTTTGTAAACCGGGAATATTAGTTACTTCTAAATATTTTGGTTCAATCCAAGTACCATCAGATGCTTTCATAAGATCATTACCGGGTAGATAGATATCTACTTCCCGATCATATATAAGTTTAAATAATAGTCTATAACAGTTAATAGAACCTTTTGAACGATAAACATCCAGAATATGTTTAAGAAGGAATCTTTTATTGATAATCACATTAAATGGTATACCATAAAGATATTTTTCTTGGAAATGAGCAAGAAAATCGGTAAGGGTATTATCAATATCTCTGAGATCAAATATACTTCTAGCTTGTTGAATTGCTTGACCTTCAGATTCCATCCATTCATAATAAGCTTTAACAAACAGAACAAAATTTGGTCCCTCAGCCAAATAAAACTCAGGGAATTGACTTTCAACAAAATTTGATATTGTTTGTTCTATATTAAATTTCATCTAATTACTTTTGTGTAGGTATGATATTAACAGTAACATCAGCCAAATCGATCTGTAAAATCTTGTCTTTTGAGACAAGAATATCTTTATTAGCTGGATTCATATAAATTGAAATGTATTGATCATAATATGATGTTTCAAATGCATTAATAATTAGTTCACCTGTAATATAATTTACAGTACCAACTGATGGATTAATAACAGTAAATACGTTATTAATTGTTGTATAAACTACTAATTTACCAAAATTATCATCACGGATATAGCTTAAGGGCCATTGAGTTCCATTTGAATCTACATAAGTAAATGAAGATGATGTTATTTCAGGCTCATCATAAAATGGTGCACCAGCAACATAACCCTCAGCAGAAATACGACTTTCTACTTCAGTGGGATTATTATACTCTAGAACATATGATGTTGGATAATTCAACAATGGTGAAATTCTTTTGATAATTCGAATCTCTGTATCATTACTTGTGATTGATGGATCAGAACCATCAATAGCCGCAGCAAATTTTGAGTATCTAAAATCAGCATTAAACAATTCAAGATTTGATTTACTGAACTGATTAATTACATTAACAACAACCGCCTGTACTTGGCTGGCTAATTCCGTTGTTCCTGTAACATTATACTGAACTGTTGAATTAATACCAATGTAAGTATAATCCGGATCAGTAATTATAATTCGTGTTGGTAATGAAATATAAGGACTTAAAAAATTATCAATTTGTTGTTTAAGATAATTAGGAGCAATAGAAGAACCGGCCGGTTTCAGACAAATAGCAACACGGCCATATTGTTTTGGGTTAAGCAATTCACCACCAAATACACTCACATCATTAATTTGGCCACCAAATTGTGAAAGAATGAGAGATGAATAATCATCTGATGCAACAGCTCTTTGTTGTGTTGCAAAGTAACGTGGTGCATTCTTACGAATTGAATTAATTGATTCAGATGCAGAACCACCAGAGGAATTAGCTACAGTTGTAATAGGTGATAGTGTAGCTATACCACCATTGAGAACACCTAGATCTTGTGTAATAAGAAATGACCCAACACCTTGGCCAGCATCACCATTAGTAATTCTATATGTAGCTACAATTGTTGCTAGATTATTAGGAATACGTCCTAGAATACCATCACCAAATACTAATTCATATTGTCCATTTTGAGCAGCTTGAAGAAAATATACATTAGATTGAGCATTTAGATTAAATAAAGTTGAAACTTGTGTAAAATAGGTATTGACATTGCTTTCAATTGCTGTTATAATTAAACTGTCCGTATCAATATTTGGATTTGATAAGACAAATCTTTGTGTTTCCTGTGTATAATCTACTGTATATACATCTGTAAAGTATGATCCTTCAAATACTTGTAGATTATTAATAGCAAATACATTATTAGCAGAAGTAAAGTTTTGATTTAATGATGTAACAAACTGAAATGTACCATTAGAATTCTGACCTGTAAATGTAGTTCCCTTTGGAATAGTCAGAGGTGAGTTAATACCAGATGTTGTTACAGTAAATGAAATATTAGCCGCTGCTGATTTAGTAGACTTAGGTGTGTAATTAAGTTCTTTAGCATGAGATACTACTGAATCTAGTTTCTGAGCCGAATCAAGAAACATTTCAGATGCTACCATATTAAGGTAGAATGAATTAAGATACGTATTATATGAAAGAAGATCTAACAGAACATTGATATTAGATCCAGTAAAATCATAATCCTTAAGGACAGACTGACTAGTCAGATATTGAATAAAGTTA